TTGGATTAGTCACAGCTATTACGAACTTGGCAGGTACATGGGTCAGTGCCAAGGCGGAATCAACCAAGGCCACCGCAGAGGCCAAAGCCACCGCACTGAAAACAGCGGCACAGTCTACAGCGGACTGGGAGCGCATCATGGCAGAAGCCTCCAAGAATTCTTGGAAAGACGAGTGGTTAACAATAGTGTTCAGCATCCCGTTGATCTTAGTCTTTATACCAAGCATGGTAGGACATATTCAAGCGGGGTTCAACGCATTGGCAACTTTGCCGATTTGGTATCATGAGATTCTCATGGTAATTGTATTAGCATCCTTTGGTGTCAAAGCAGGCAAAGGTTTAATGGATATGATGGGGAAAAAGTAATATGGCAACACGTGGTCAACAAAAACGTACTAAACGATTAGAAGACTTTAAAAAAGAAGCGAAGATTAGAGCCGCTAGAAGACAAGCAATTATTGAAGGCAAAAAAGTTTCTAATGCGACAAAAACTAAAGCAGAGTTAACTCGGTTAGAAAAAGAAGCTGAGAAGAAATCAGCAGAGCGTCAAGCTCGCAATAAAGCCCTAAGCAAAACTGAAATGGCTAAACGTACTCCACCAAAGTCTGGCACAAGAAGAGCACTTCGTGCAGAGCGTAAAGCATTAACAGGCTCTACTGAAGGCATTCGTACTGATAAACGTACTACCACAGCTAAGAAGGTTGCACAAACTGCATCACGTGTTGGTAGACTTGCTCGTGGTATGACTGGAGTTGGTGCCGCACTACAGGCTGAAAAGCTAGGCGGTGGTCGAGATACTATGAAGGGCATGGAATCTCGTCGCAATGAGTTTGTCAATCGTGAAACTCAACGTCAAACTAAAAACTACAATGTTGGTGTTTCTAAAGGTGGTGTATCATTCCGTGAAGCCTTTAGACATTTCCGCAACAAAGGTGCTAAAACATTTACTTGGAATGGTAAAAAGTACACAACTGAACTTAAAAAATAGGAGACTATGATGCCATACGGAAAAGGAACATACGGAAGTAAAGTAGGACGGCCTAAAAAGAAAACAACAACAGCGCGTCCAAAGCATCGTGATCCGGGTGCAGTGCAACGTGCTATGAAAAAAGAAGCGGCAGAACGCAAGAAAGATGCGGAGTTTGCTAAAAAATACTTACTTTCTAAAAAGAAAAAATAATGCCGTATAGTAAATATAGCCCTAAACAAAAAAGATTAGCGGCAGTAGCTCCTCCTCGTAAGAAAATTACTGCGGTTGATTTGAAGAAGGTAAAGAAGAGTGGCAGAACCAAAAAATAAAGCACTGTATAATCGTGTGAAAGCTGAAGCTAAAAAGAAATACAAAGTTTGGCCTTCTGCATATGCATCGGGTTGGTTAACCAAGGAGTACAAAAAACGTGGTGGCACGTACAAGTAAGCCTAAAGGTGGTCTAACTAAATGGTTCAAGGAAGAATGGGTAGATCTCAAGACAGGGAAGGCTTGTGGACGCAAAAGCGCAAAAGGCACTTCCAAACGCCCTTACCCATCCTGCCGTCCAAAAAAAGTAGCACAGAAAATGACAGCGGCAGAAAAACGATCAAGCATCCAACGCAAGACCGGCCCTGCAAAGATCAAGCACAAAGTGACAGCTTCAGGAAAGAGACGTAAATGATTAAGAAAACCTACGGTGCTGTACTGACAGGCACTCCACAGACTGTGTACACTGTACCGGCAGGTAAAAGCGCACAGTGGGTGCTCCTGTACATTACCAATACCAGTGGCTCTAATGGAAATGTAGAGGTTGATTATTACAGTGCGGCACAAGACTCTACATTTTCTGTCCTTGAAGGTTACACGGTAACAGGTAAAGATTTTCTTCAAATTGGTGGAACAATCAATTCTTTTATTATGATGCGTGAAGGTGACAGTATCTCTGCATTTTCTACGCAACAAATGACTATGCTTATGTCGTTTATTGAAGAAAATGCAATTATCCAAGGAGGCTAATGTGCCTGTTAAACAAGATCCACGATTAGCTAAAGCCGGTGTTAGTGGTTTTAATAAACCAAAACGTACACCCAATCATCCTAAAAAGTCTCATGTCGTTGTAGCTAAAGAAGGCGATCAAATTAAAACTATTCGTTTTGGTGAGCAAGGTGCAAAGACTGCAGGCAAACCAAAGGCAGGAGAATCAGACCGAATGAAAAAGAAACGTGCGTCATTTAAAGCCCGTCATAGTAAAAATATTGCAAAGGGTAAAATGTCTGCGGCATATTGGGCTGATAAAGTTAAGTGGTAGGGGTTGACTTTTCTACTAAAATGTGGTAGAATAGTGTGATATAAATTAGGAACTAAGATGACATACTTAGATATTGTAAACAACATACTACGTAGATTACGAGAGCGTACTGTATCTACAGTAGATGAAACATCCTACTCGACTTTGGTGGGCATCTTAGTGAATGATGCAAAAGAAGAAGTTGAGAATGCATGGAACTGGAGTTCATTACGCCAGACCTTAACAATTTCTACAACGTCTGGTACATATAGTTATGAACTGCCTGCAACGCAAAGTCGATTAACTGTATTAGATGTTGCAAACGATACAGATAATTTCTTTTTAGAATACAAACCATCAATTGAAATGAATCGGTTGTTTTTAACAACAGCGGTTTCATCGGCTTCTCCAAGATACTATAGCTTTGATGGGGTTGCAAGTGATTTAGATACAAAAGTTCGTTTTCACCCTATTCCTGATGGTGTTTATTCAATTGATTTTAATATTGTCTTGCGTCCTTCGGCTTTGGTTAATAACACAGATCAATTAACTGTTCCTTCACAGCCTGTTTTACATTTAGCATATGCCAAAGCTGTAGAAGAACGAGGCGAAGACGGCGGTGTTCCTGCATTATCTGCCTACAATACAGCACAGCGTTCATTATCAGATGCAATTTCTTTAGATCAAGGAAAGCACCCTGAAGAACTTATTTGGAATGCTCCATGACAAAGCCTTTACAGTCAGCCAGTATTGCCGCACCGGGATTCTTTGGGCTTAACACTCAAGAATCTTCTGTTACGCTTGAAGATGGGTATGCACTCGTTGCTGACAATTGTATCATTGACAAGTATGGACGCTTAGGTGCTCGTAAGGGTTGGCGTTATTTAACCAGTGGAAGCGATGGTGTTGCCTTAGTAGGTGCTCATCGTTTTGTAGATATCACTGGTTCTGAAACAATTATTTCTTGGTCTGATACAGCATTCTATACAGGCATTGGTACACTTACAACAATTACACCAACAACAGACAACACCATTACGGCAGGCAACTGGCAGTGTGCAACATTAAACGATAAAGCATACTTCTTCCAGAGTGGTTATAAACCAATGGTGTATGATCCTGTTGGTGGAACAATCACAGATGTCGAAGATGAGTCTGATTATTCTGGTACTGCTCCTAATGGTAACACTGTACTGTCTGCATATGGACGTTTATGGGTTGCTGATACCATTTCAAATAAAATGACATTGTACTGGTCTGACCTATTATCTGGTAGTGATTGGGGTACAGGCTCATCTGGGTCAATTGATTTAAGCATGATCTTGGTTAAAGGCACCGATGAGATTATTGGTATCGGTGCTCAAAACGGTCAGTTAATTGTTTTCTGTAAACAAAACATTGTTATCTTTGACGACAACACAGGTGGTGCTTCTTTTGATCCTGCAACTATGCGATTGATTGAAGTCATTAGTCGTGTTGGTTGTGTTGCTCGTGACAGTATTCAGAACACTGGTCTTGATATCTTCTTCTTATCTGAAGATGGACTACGTAGTCTTGGTCGAGTCATCCAAGAAAAATCACTACCTATGCGTGATCTGTCTGCAAATATTCGAGATGATATTGTGCAGGCAACACAAACAGAAACGGTAGCAGATATCAAAGCTATCTATTCTGAAGACAATGCATTTTATTTATTGTTGTTCCCATCATTTGAACGTGTGTATTGTTTTGATACACGAGCGCCATTACCAAATGGATCGTTACGTGTTACTATATGGGATACACAAACACAAACTAATATGTTGTCTTTACCTAACGCCGTATACTTTACACAAACCAACGGCATTGCAGATTACGCAACCTATCAAGATAATAGTGGTTCATATCGAATGAAGTATTATACGAACTACTTTGACTTTGGTAATCCATCACAATTTAAAATATTAAAGCGTCTTGCTACCACAGTGATTGGTGGTTCTGCTCAAGACTTTGTATTAAAATCTGGTTTTGATTATACAGATGCATATCAATCATATCCTGCAGTATTGCGTACCAAAACTGTGTCAGAATATGGAGTAGCTGAGTATGGTTTAAACAATACAGTAGTAGCAGGAGCACAAGGAGCTTCAACGATTACAGTTGAAGGAACTCCAGATGTACATTATACTGTAGATTTTCAAACAACTCAAGATGCAACCTATGATACTCCATTAAAAGTTTGGGAAGATACGGATACATATTATTATTCAACTGATGATGGTACTCGTACAAGAGTTACATTGTATACCCAAAGCGGGGATTACAGCACAGAATATGAAACAGGAACTTTATCAGAAGTTGTGCGCTCTGCAAGTGGTGGTACAGGCAATGTATTACAGATTGGTTTTGAAGCAACAGTAAATGGGGCTGAATTATCCATTCAAAAACTAGATATATTTGTTAAACAAGGTAGGGTCTACTAATGACTGATTATACAAAACTTACAGACTTTGCCAGTAAGGATACTCTAGCTACTGGTAATGCCGCAAAGATTGTTAAAGGCACAGAGATTGACGATGAATTTGAGGCTATTGAAACATCAATAGCAACTAAAGCTGATATTGCATCTCCAACATTTACTGGAACTCCTGCGGCAGATACAGCACCGGCATCAACAAATACAACACAACTTGCAACTACAGCAATGGTACAATCTGCATTAGCTCAATCAGATATTGTAGACACTGCACAGATTGTCGATGGTGCGGTAACTTCTGCAAAAATGGATACAACTACAAACGGCTTTGGAACTCGCACAGTTAGTACATCTGCTCCGTCAGGCGGGGCTAATGGTGATATTTGGTATAGGTACACTGCATAATGGCTATCGGTGTTTATGTTAAAACCGGTGACGCTTGGGAGCTTCAAGACGAAGTTCATGTATACGATGACGGTGCATGGAAAGAAGCGACTGAAGT